ATATTTTTCACTTCCATCACTGTTTACCGGAACCGCATATCCAGATGTAGGGCAAAACCCACAGCGTCCGTGTATAGAATTTGTATCAATTAATTCACAGGATTTAATCTGACGACACATCTTGATCTCTTCAAGTTGTTGCGCGTAGGATAGATCCCATATCCATTGACCACCACCCTCAAGTCGGTCATTAAATACTGGACCATCATACGTACCGAGAACACCGGTGGAGACCTTGGTAGGATCCGCAACATACCACCAGCCACATCCGTCACGGGCACCGCGTTTGTGTCGGGGCAAATTGGCAGGTTGAAGTGCGCCGCGGCAAAACTTATTATCGTAATCTGTATAACCATTTGTAGGATCGGAAATTAATCGCCCAGCAAGCATAGGCGCTTCGGTATCATCCATATCAAGGAAGATGTCGGGGACGCCAAGTGCTCTGGTCATGTTTTTCACACCAGGATTTGCCATCACTTCGTGTGGGTAGTTTTTGATTGTTTTATTCTGTTTGTCAACAAACTTCATTTCGCCTGACATAAAATTATCAAATCCTTCAGTATCATAGTATTGAACACCGAAATAGATAAGACCGAGCGTTAATACTAAGATTAAGAATGCCAGCAACGGCATCCATTCTGTAAACCTCATCCCTATTTATAATGTATTTTCTTTTAATGATTTGTTCATTGTTATGAACAAATCATTAGAAATAGGATTATAACCCTATATTTGCCAATCTAAGCTGATGGCAAATTCCACTTTTGTATTAAGTATTTCGAAACTTGATCATGTTCGACAAAAGTTAATGGTCTATTAAAAAAGATAAGTTCATAAATGTTTCCGTTTAATGGGCTGTCACCAGCTGGTAAAGCGGCGCCGATAAGAGTAATTGCCGTTGCATTGCCAGGACTATAGGGCTTTGAAAATACTTGATTACCATTGTAATATCCAGTAATAGTGGAGCCAGGATTTTGTATAACGGATGCAAGGAATGGGCTCGCAAGAGTATTGCCTTTTACAAAATAACCTGATACACCGTTTACATTATCGTAATAGCAGAGTGGAGATAATGGTATATTACTATTATTATTAATCATAGTTCCACTCATATTTGTTTTATCAAAATTCCAATAATATGAACCACCCCAGTTTGATACGGTATTTTCACCAGAAGCAACCATAAATACAGTAGTTGCTTGAGAATAACGCGCATTTAATGTGAAAAAAGGACCACCAGGAAATCTAACACCGCCGCCTGATGAAATATATTGTGGGTTTCCTCTTGCTGCAGATGCGTGAAAATTATTACCTGATTTATCCTTCCATACACTTATTGCTGAACCTGATAATATCATGCTATCCTTATCTTTTCCGTCCAACCATAAAAGTTTACCAGGCATTGTTGGAAAATCAACACAACCGAAACCTTTTGCATCATTCGCCTTTCGGTTAATGCCGTAGCACTGCTGCATCGCCTTCTCTTGTATGGCAGCATCCTGCTGTCCATGTGTGTAGTTAGCGGTTTTCTGGATATTGTTAAAGTAGTCCTGAACGGCTTGTAAGCTAGGCATGCTGGTGAGCTGGGCAATAACCGCTGTATCAGGAACATTGTTCTTGATGGGTGACATGGTGCCGGTGGTCTGGCACGCCGCAAAGGGAAACTCCGCACGGCGACGGGGCGAGCTCTCGTTATAACGTAGACCGCTAAAACGATCCGCAACGCTTGTATATGTATTGCTGTATAATGAATTGGGAGGAGCCGCACCGGTCGAGCGATCCTGATCGGACAAATTATTGAGCCAGAGATACTGGAGGCAGTCAGCAGTCACTTCTCCCATCACCTTAGGTACAATACCCACCGAACCATCCGCCTGGTCAACAACATTTTCGCAAGGACTGGTAATCTTAAAACCAAACATCTTCATCGCCGCATCGTTCATTGCCGCAAGACGGGTTGGCATATCCATGCTAACTACGTTACCATTACCGTCTCTGCCAGTAGTGGCGGTGAGATATAGATCGTCAAGGTAATCGCTGATATTTGAAAGATCTCCCATACCATTGAGTTGCGCCAATCCACCATTTTGCGTCGCCAGCGTTCCCTTTGCCGGATCGCCACCGGCACCCTGGAATAGTGTGAGTAAACAGGCGGTGCTGTAAGAGCCAGCCTTCTGGTCTTCCGCAAAGCAAGGTGATGTCTTAAGTAAATCCATTGTCTTCGGATTGGTAATAAGAGGACCCATGGGCGCCTTTTGTAAATCATCGGTGTAGTAGGGGCTCTGTAGGTAACCAGGCACCTTTGCTGTAAAGGTCGCGCTCTGCGACGCGGCGCTGTTTGACCAAAACCAGAACTGGTTCTTCTGCATTGTAAAGTTCGATGCCCAGGCAGGACCCGCAATGAGAGATGATTTCGAAAAAGGACCTAGCATACGTAGCACACTTACAGCAGGATAACCGTTTACGCTAGTAACGGTCTGCTGGAAGGGAACGGTGCGATTGTTTGCGTCCTTCATCTCCCACTGAATGAGGATAGCGCGCTCCGAAATACCTGGGGGCTGTATGCTGTCGGGGGTCGTAAACTGACTGTATTTGCTTTGACCCTGTGCGGGCTGTGCCTTATTTGCGAAAGACGCAAAGAAATCCATAATTTGTGTAGGAATAGATGTATTTTGTACTGATTTTATCGGCTTGAAGCCGTAGCACCAGGCACCGTCGTTATTTCTAGTATTGCAAAAATTTGTTGATGGGCGCGAGCCAAGACCAACAAAATCGCGAGTTCCACTCTGTACCGAATACATCGGCGTAGGATTATCACTTACCATAGCACAACGTCCAGATTGTAATCCATTATTGAAACCAGCTGTAACCTGAGCACTGCTCGCTAATGTGGTGCCGATACGTGTACAAAGATCGGAGGCTGACTTCTGAGTGTATTTCGAGGAATTGTTATCCATAACATAAAATACCTCGGGTTGACCCTTGGGGCGATGCGGGACCTCCTGTGACACCTTAATGGCAATCTCATCCTGTTCTATCACTCCGCGAATAGTGAGGGTAAACTCTACACCTGCTCTACCACCATTATCTACAGCAAATGTGCGTTTGGAGCGAACGTGGGTCGCAACAATTTTTGTAATACCTGTTCCATTTGGTGTTAGGAAGCGTAGGGTTACATCGTAGGGTTTATTCGGTGGTTGATAGAGATAAACATCGGTGCCCGCAACCGGTGCTTGGGCACACGATACGGAGGGTATTTGGCGATTTTCATGTGTGCGTCCTCCTTGGAAACCACCACTTTCTCCGATTTCTTTACAGTTCAGTTGATTGGCGGCTTTGATACACGCATTCTTCTCTATGTAGAACATTCCGGGAGGGCATTTTCCTAAACTGGGTGCGTACATCGGAGTTCCACCCGCAGCAGCATCAATCGCATCAACACGATCCTGCTTTAAAGAGAGTAGACCGCCAATAAATTTGTCAGGATTGCTTCCGTCAAACTTTGTTCCCGCGTCAATACAAACACCACACTGAGAAAATTCTTGATTATTAAGCAATGAGCATGCATCGCGACCCTTCAACTTATTCTCGCATTTGCGTGCAGTTAGCACAAGATCGTTGGCAGCAGGTATTTGCTGGTCAACTTTGTAAGGATGGGGTCCCATATTAGTAGGATTGGTCTGAATGGGCATAATATCGGGGTTTGCGAGCGCCTGAACAATATTTTTGTTTGCCTTATCAGTTGCGGTATTGAACATTGTCATATATTGGTTATGGCTCAACGATTCGTTCTTATCGATACCAATAGGTGCAACGGCAAATGTAGGAAGTATAGGATTAAATTGGTCACCAAGATTATTATATTGGCGTTTTCCATAATTTAACATCCGATTGCGCTCAGCTTCATATGCTTTCATATTTTGAAATCCCTCAGACTCATTCTGTTTGCCCCTAGCAACAGGAACAACAAATGTCACCAAAAAGACTAGGACGAGCAACATAACAAGAATTGTGCTAAGATGCATTTCCTCTACCGAAATGATTTAAAATAATATTGGTAGAGTTCGGGAAAATTCTGTCTATTTTTAGACATTGTCGGGACGAATATTTGACGTAGAGTCCATGTCACGTGTAATAATACGTAGAACAAAATTTGTTTGACGGCTAGTATTGATAAGTGCACAATTTGTCTGCGTTGTTGTTGGTTGGTCCAAAATAGCCGCTAAACCGTCTAAATAATTACCTGGAGATCCTCCTGATTCCTCTTGTGCCAATGAGCCGCCAAAGTAGGAAAGTGTTCGTTCGGTGCCACCAGTAGTTGGTCCGTCATTAAATCGATTACGTACAATAATAACGTTACAGTAACCGGCATTATTACGTCCAAGTTCAATAGAAGGTAACGATGTGGTAAATCCGGTTGCTACAACATAGAGACCTCCCTGCTGTGTCATATAATTGATAAAATCATTACATGTAGCCTGTTGAGTAGTTCCTGCTGGTATAACATTTACACCCTTAATATTAATATTATCCCCCTCCGATACAGCACTAAACAAGAAGTATTGCGATGTAAGAATAAAAATATAAGGATTTTCCGCACCTGTAGCGGCTGCTAAAGAATAATTTGTATTGTCTGCGGTTCCTAGTCCCGCAAAGTAATTTAATGAGTCGCTCAATTGAATACGTGAGATCGCAAGAACATCAGAGTCGGTGCTAATCAATTCCGTATTGTGGCGCTCCATACGAATGGAAAGGCGATTGAGTGTCGCAAGCGGTGTTGGCGTGTAAATACGCTGGGACTTGAGAAATTTCGGAATAAAGCCGGTATAGCCTGCGCGCGCATTTGGTAGTGCGCTATTTGCTGCGGAGCCCGAGGGTAAATAAGACTGGGGGACAATCATATCCGAGGACCACGTAGTATCATATTGAACAATCGCAAAGGTATTATCCTCATTTGGATTGGTGGAGAAACTGTTATTGTTGAGCTCCGCAATACGAACGCCCGCAAAAGGGAACGAAAGAATATTCACTATACGAGAGGTATCGTAGGTAGGAGTGCTATTTGTTACACGAACAATAGATGTAAGTGATTCTGTCGGAACAATCGCCTTTACGAACTCAATACGCTGAATATTGCGGAAACGCTGTTGAACAGCGCTGTTGTATCCGAGCGCGTTGGTCGTATTACCCGTATTGAAAATCACCGAGAAATTGTAGCGATTTTCGCTCGTATTACGCATCCAGTCGCGGTCCGCGCTAGTAATAAACACATTGTATTCCGTTTCGCGATACTTGACAACGTCCTCCTGGGGAATGATGTAGTCTTGAGGTCTAGGTGCAAGAAGGGGCGGCGGCGGGTCGGCTTGAGGCGGAACGGGATTTATGGCGCTGGGTGGCGCCTCATCACGGATCTCCATACGGGGCGGCAACACAGCATTTGCGCCCGTCTGCGCCGCCTCCATTGTATTTTCCATTCGTTTTGTTGGAAACGTAGGAGCAGGTGGCGCAACTGGAATGCCAAGGGCACGGGCTTGGTCTTCCCGCTGTTTCTGAGCACGCTGCATAAGTAAAACAGGGTCCTCCTCTTCGTCTAGCTCGGGCTCAGGCGCACGAAAATCGGGAAGACCAATTTGGGGAATAGGAACTGGCGCACGTGCCGCCATCATGTTATCGTAGCGTGTGCTCGTATCCTGGAATAGTCTTGACATTTCATCACCGCGGGCAAAAGTGCCAATAGTAGTGGTGGTAGGTGGTGCCGCTGCCTGCTGCTTTCTAAACCAGTTATCCATGGATGCCTCGGTTTCGCGAATCACATCGGTCGCTAGCGCATTCAGGGGTTTAGAATCTCCCTGAACACGGTTTACTTCCGTCATAAAATGTTGGGTATACTTTTGTAACTTTTCATCTACTTTCTCGGGCAGGGCAGAGACGCCCATCTTCTTCGCGTAGCGGGTGCGTAAAAATCCTACGATTTTGGAGTAATTTGCTCCATTTAGAAACAAGTTCTGTTGGGGACCATTTGGTCTTCCGGACATCTTTCTAAACTATCAATATATATCGTGAGACATAAGTTTAACGCTGAGCCTGGAATGGCTCAGATACAAAGGGTTTTAAGAGCCTTTTCCAGCGCCTCTTTACGAGGCTTTTCTTCTGCGAAAATAACATCGCGGAAACTATTCATTGTATCGTCATCAATGACAGTTTTACAAATTGTCGCAAAGTCTTTACCGTTGAGTAAACAAATAATCACAAAGAGAGAATACATACCGCATTCAGATCCCTTGCGCTGGTGTCGGATATCATTATAATATACATTCGTACACCCTTGCTCTTTACAACGTTTGAGCAATCGTGAAATTTCATCGGGAGGCTTGTATCCGTAGGAGTCGAAATAGTAGGCGTTTCCGCGCTCAATATCAATAAAAGCACATACCCAGTGCG